TCTGACGAACATTTACATTACCTGCTAAGATGATGTGTCCTGCAACTTTGCGTGTTGCTGAGGTACGCTCAAGACGAGCAATGCGTCTTTCAAGGTTGTTAATGATTTGTGATGCTGATCTTCTCATAGGAGTTCTCCATTTAAGTTAAGGTTAGAGATCACTTAAGATCATTTATAAATGATCTATTAAAAACATTGAGGGTCATGTCCTCTCTGCATAGCGAGGGAGGTCAAATCCAAAAGACCCCTTTATCGAACCAGCACTAAGACCTAATCGGTTAAAAATCAAACCCAAAGACGATGTGTGGGTCAGAGATTTTAGGGTAATAATCAGTGAGAAAATGGCTGTTTTATGATCTGTGTGTGGGTCAAAGAGATGGAGCATAGTCTAAACCTAACTTTTTTTTGCTAGGGGATACTGTCAATGGTATATACCCAACCTTAAATAAACCAAAGGATCTTAAAAATGACATTACTTGCTATCTCTTTTACCGCTCTCTTATATTCAATGTACTTTGTAGAAGCTTATAGGGCTTACAAAAGAGGCGATGGACCTCAAAGACCTAAGCCTTGGATTAAGCGTTAGTCTCAAAGCAACCTTTTTTCCTCTGTACATAAGCTCGTTTCCTACAAGGGTCTGAACAATAAGCCTTTCGAGTCTTAGGTACTTCATTAGAACAGGTGATTGAGGAACACAGGTCGCTCGGCTCTGGTGCTATAGGTTTAGGAGGACTGATCGGATTTGGTTTTTTCTCAGAATCCACCTCTTTGCGTTTGCGAGTTCGATTAGGGTTTCTTGATTCATAGTCTGCACGAGCCTTTTGCATACGACACTTGTCAGAACAGTATCTCTTGCGTCCTGTAGCGATCATATTTGCACACCCATAGTTGGCACATTCCTTAGTCGATTGTTTTGACTCGTCAATCTGAATGACTTCCTCGACCTCTTTAATCGTCTTTCGTGCTTTCTCTGCCTTTCTCTCCTCCAGTTCTTGAGGGGTCAGAGGGTATCCAACCATACTCCTACCTAGACAAGTCGAGTACCAACACTTCTCCGAGTGTTCTCTGTGTTTCGTGTAAGGGGCGAGGTGTTCAGAACACACCCACATCTTTTTCCCTAGTTCATCTATATACCACTGTACAGGACACTTCCCTGTTCCATCTCTTCGCATTGTCTGTCCTTTGGAGGTTTATTATGTTTGGTTATGAGCGTTGTCCCAAGTGTACATTGTACTACTTGACTCAAGATTTTAACGAAAACATTTGTATTGAATGTTCTCCCACAACAAGAGAGAGAAAGACACCTGTACCTCTTTCAAAGGTTCAGTACAAGAAGCTCTATGAAAAAAGGCTCTCAGTTGTCAAGAGCATCCTTAAACCTACCCTACCTGCGTTCCCCTCTGATGTGTTCGATTGAACCAAGACCCCCCTAGAGACATTATTCACTTTCCTTTTTAAGATCTATCGGTATAGATAAACATACCACAAATAGAGAAAGGATCGTGGACTTATGACGAATGATTTTAGATCTGATATAGTCAGTATTTATGAGGATGGGATTGGGGGCGTTTCTCTCATTCAATCTATGGGCGATGACCTCACTATCGTAAACAGTGCGAGAGCAAGTCTAGGGAAAGTCAGTACCGAGATGGGTGAGCGAGAGGAAAAGCTGTGCAACTTCCTCATTAAAGAGGGGCATACCTCGACCACAGAACATAATGTCGTTTCGTTTTGGATTAAAGTACCACTCTTCGTAGCCCGTCAACAAATGCGACACAGGACATTCTCTTACAACGAGATTTCTCGCAGATACACAAGCTCTGACATCGAGTTTTACCTCCCAAATGAGATGAGGAAGCAAGACACTAAAAACCGCCAAGCAAGTCTTGATGAGACATTTAACCCCATCGTAGAGTTTGATCCCTATGAGTACCCTAAGTTCCTTAAACTAGACGCTGTGTCTGCTATTAAAAGCCATGCTTCTGATTCTATTAGGTTATACAATCAGTTAATAGAAAAAGGGGTCGCAAGAGATCAAGCTCGTATGATACTCCCACAGAATCTATATACAACTTACTGGGCAACTGGGTCATTGCACAACTGGGTTAATAGTTTCATTGCTAAAAGGGATCACCCCGATGCTCAATGGGAGATCAAACTCTTAGCAAGAGAAATCTCTCGGCAAATCCAAACGCTATGGCCTTTGGCTCATGCTAACTTTGTGGAGCATGGGAAGATCCCACCATTAAATTAAAAGAACCTATTACTTTGTAACCCTTACGCCACAACAGGGACAAAGTGCATCTTCTTTTTGAGATAACTTAGAGACAAGTCGTGCTTGAGCTTTCTTCAAACTCGTATCCCAATGTTCAGGGAACTGAGGAGGATCAATCGAGGGTAAGGTCTTTCGCTGTCTCTTTTTGACACGATTTGGTGGCACTGCTTCAGACTCGGCAACTGCTTTCCACTTCCACGCTTTCCTGCCCGACTCCGTAATGCCCTTAGTGTTCGTATTAAGGACAAGACCCTTATCCATGAGGTTAATACGACAAGGGCGATATGTGTTCGGGTTCATACCTAACGATCTAAATCCATCATCATCTGTAATACCATCTTCTCCCTTCGATAGGATGTACCGATATACACGATCTGTTATATTGGTGATTTGAGGTTCGATTGACTCAAGTGCCTCACGAGATGTTTCCATGTTAGACATAAATCAGTCCTTTCATATATGAAGTCAGATAATAACCCCTTATATGATCCTAGCCCTCTTTATGCCTCTCTACCTCTCGTTGAAGATACCAAATAGCTTTATTCAAGTCCTCAATAGAACTCTCACCAGGTTTCTTTCCCGCTCTTAAGATATATTTGATCGCTGAACCAAGCGAAAAATTGAGGTTATATGCCTCGATCACAGATATCGCTTCCATCCCCTTTGCTTGGTAATGGTCGGGATGGTCAATCTTCTCGTACTTTTGCTCTTTACTCATAGTATATTCTTTAACTTTTCTTAGCTTGTTTATAATGACACTATACTAAAGGAGGCTCAATATGGCTGTAGCATTTAAAAGAAATCAAATACTCTCAAGGGGCGATCTCGACATCTTCCTCACAAACTCAAATGGGAATGTGTCTAATGCCGCTGAAATTACTTACGCACTTTATTATGTAGACCCTGGACCACCCGAAACAGATGTACTCATCGGTGATCAAGCTCGCATACCCGAAAACCCATCGGTAGGTGAATACTATGCATCTGTACGCATACCTACCACAGCTACCTATGGTCGCTATCGGATCAGATGGACCCTCAAAGAGTTGGTCAACAGCCAACCCCAAACGGTTGTACAAGAGTTCGGGGTAGTCGCAGAGAACGCTGTACTTGGATTACAACTCTCAGAAGCTCAAAAGTCTATGGTCTATAAGTTGCGTATGCTCCTTAGAGATCAGAACCCCGACAAGTATTATCATTTCAGACCACCAGAGCATGAATCGAACATTGGTAGCTACAATCAAGTCTTTGGTCAAGTGTGGGAAGATGAGGAGATGCTTGAGTATCTTGAGAGAGCTTTAGATTGGTGGAATATGCAACCACCAGAAACTGAAGAACTCCAAAACCTTAACTCACTCGTAAATATTAAACCTGCTTGGAGAACTCCCATTCTTCAAGGGGCGATACAGTTTGCGGCTATGGCTCTTCAAGCAAACTGGATCGTAGACGAGTTCGATTATTCCATCGGGGGCATCTCTCTTAACATCGACAGGTCAAGCAAATATGAAGGACTCAAATCCTCTGCCGAACAGATGTGGTCAATGTCGGTTGAAGCTAAAGCAAGAACTACAAAATATATGCGTGGGTTAAAACAACCCAAATATGGCGTGGGGATAAGGAGTGCCTTTGGCCCGCATGTTGGTCGGGGCGTTCTTTCGCCGCGGGGATTCCTTATTTTCCCTTTATTTCTAGGTACTTACGAGATGATTTCGGAGTTTTTGAGTGTGGCTCAAGGGGTGGTTTAGGGGTTGACAAGCAAGCAAAGTTTGGTGTATAGTATCAATCTCCACTAAGAGAAAGGATACATATGTCAACTCATTGTCCAGCTTGTAAGAAAGTAGTAAAGGCAAAGGGTCTACCTTTGCACATTAAGGCTTGCCCCGATTGGGATACCAAGATTGGAGTTCCCTCGTCCGAGTTCAACTTCGATGAGTATTTCCAAAGGGGTTTGTATGAACCTCAATTGATTGAGAGTGTGGACTACCTGTCTTGTAAGATTTGTGGGTATCGTAAGAAGCGTATTGCCGACCATGTGAGGAAGGTGCATGGGTATGATGCGAAAGACTATCGTGCTAAGTATAACGCACTCACTTCGATACCTAAGACAAATGAGAAGCGTAAGGCTACAGTCAAAGAACGCTATGGTGTTGAGAATGTGTTCCAAGATGAGTCTGTAAAAGAGAAGATGAAAGAGACTAATCTTAAGCGTTATGGTGTAGAACAAATCGCCCATAGTGATGAGGTTAAAGAGAAGCGTAAAGCGACCAACCTAAAGCGTTATGGTGTAGAGAATGGGTTTGCTTCGGAGATCATCAAGGAACGCATTAAAAAGACGAACCTTGAGCGTTATGGTGTAGAACACCCTAATCAATGTGCCGAGCATAGAGAACGCACTAAAGCAACCAATCTTGAGCGTTATGGTACAGAACACTATTTACAAACTGACGAGTTCCAGGAGAAGCGTATTAATACTTGTCTTGAAAGGTATGGACTTCCTTTTGCTCCAAGTAGTGTGGCGAATAGATCGTCCGACAAACCTAACAAGCTAGAAAGCTACTTTGACTCGATTACACCAGAGAGGTTGGTCTACACAGGAAACTTTTCTTATTGGTTGAGAGAGAGCAATAGGGCAAGAAATCCCGACTTCATCTATTTGTCGGAGAGTCAGTACGAGAGTTATGTTGCTGGTATTGTTATCTTGAATGACTTACGAGTGTATAAGGTGGTGGAGGTCTTTGGAGACTACTGGCATGGGGAATCAAAGACGGGAAAGAGCAATGAGGAGCATGAGGCAGAGGTAGTAGATTACTATGCTCGTTGTGGTGTGTCTTGCCTTGTGATTTGGGAGGGAGAGATTCGTTCAGACGAGGAGTCTGTGATTGATAGAGTTGTGAGTTTCCTTACTTCGTAGTAACCCCTTATTTATCATATAAAGACCGACAGGGTATGATTACGAGATATAAGGAGAAGCAATATGAGAAAAGAACAAGATGTAAATGCGTTCCTAAGAGGCATCCTCGAAAAAGAGGTCGGGGATAGCTTCACAACAATATCTGGTCGAAATTGGGCTACCGATGGAGTCTTAGATTGGGAAACACCAAGTAAGACACCTGTAAGGGTTTTACTTGAAGCTAAGTATGGCACAGACCTAACGATTGAAACTGCTCGATCAAGTGTTCTTGCTCAAGCTCTCTATTACTGCAAGAGGTTTGAGGAAAATGGGCATGATCTACCTAGCGTCATTTTCATTGGAGATGAAAAGTTTTGCTTTGTGGTGAGTTTTGAGTCTATCAAAAGTTTCTTAGACGCTAACATAGATTGGGGTAGACGACCTAGTTCACCAGATCCCGAACTAAAGGTAGCCGTTGATGTGCATCTTGAGTCTGTGTTTGAAGTAGATGGGAAGAAGCTCAAACAACTTTGTGAGCAACTATCCGAAGGGGCTATTGTTAAGGTAAAGCCTTCGGAGAAGAACATCAGTGCAATGTATCAGTATTGGGTTGATCATATCTTTCCTAAAGATCGTTATCAGCCTGTTGAGATGATCGACCTTTTCTTCGGGTGTGTGTTTTACTCAGAGGAAGATGGCAACTATGCTTATGAACACCCTTCAAAGAAAGACACCATCATCTTGGGAGGCAAAGAGTACACTCTAAACCTTTCCTCTATGCGAGCATTCTTTGAGCGTAGAGAGCGTGGTTTATCTGCAAAAGACATTGATAAGCTATTATCTATGAGAGATCGTATCATCGAGGACGATACTCGTAGACGACAAGGTGCGTTCTATACACCTACTTTATGGGTAGATGAAGCACATTCTGAGATGGACAAAGTGCTTGGTGAAACATGGAGAGATGACTGTATCGTGTGGGATTGTTGTGCTGGTACAGGTAACTTGACTAGAGACTATGACTTTAAGAATCTTATCTTATCTACTGCTGAAGAATCAGATGTTATAGCAATGAAAAGAGAAGAATATAATTATGGGTCAGAGGTCTTTCAGTATGACTTTTTAAACCCAGAAACAGAAAGTCCATTCTTTGAGGGAACTGACAATGTATTGCCCTTATCTGTAAAGAAGATCTTAAAAGAAGGGGCAGAGAGTGGAAAGCGATTAGTATTTCTTATTAACCCTCCTTATGCTACCGCAGGTATAAACGGAAAAAAAGGAACTTCAAAAGAAGGCGTAGCTAAGACTATTGCAAATGAGGAAATGAAAAAAGCAAAATTAGGGTCTTGCTCTCAACAACTTTATACTCAGTTCTTATTTCAATGTGAGCGAGTAGCGTCTGAGTATGGATTTAAAAGTAAGAGCGTAGGCGTGTTCTCCCCCCCACTTATTATAACAAGTGGTTCTTTCTCTAAGTTCAGGCCCTACTGGTATAGCCGTTATAATTATAAGTCTGGCTTTATGTTTCAAGCGTCCCATTTCGCTGATGTGAAGGGGTCTTGGGGCGTTAGCTTTACACTGTGGAACGAGGGCAAGACTAATATAAAGCAGGACTTGCCTGTCACTTTAAAAGACATAAAAGATGATAGTATCATTTCCCTTTCTGAAAAGTATCTTTACACTTCCGATGGCAGAGAGGCTTCAAAATGGGCTATGGCTTATACAGAAAGAGGAATTTTAGATTTACCACAACAATCTTCTGGATTGTCTTTAAGTAAAGATGGTAATTGTCGTGTGGCTTCCCCCCACCTTTGTTACATGAACAACAAGGGGAATTGTATAATGTATAACGCACAAGAGGTTTATATCACTTCTAGTGCTTGTAGTCGAAATAGGGGTTTCTCTTTAAATGCAGGTGAAAGCTGGAGACGAGCTATCGCCCTTTACTCAGCACGAAAACTCGTAAAGGGTAATTGGGTAAATGACAAAGACGAATATCTAGCTCCTCAGACTGAGAAAGAAGGTTATGAACAATGGGTAGATGACTGCCATGTTTATGCTCTACTTCATATTTCTAACAACATGACCTCTATGAGAGATGTCGAGTACAAAGGTAAGACTCATAACATCCACAACCATTTCTTTTGGATGACTCGAAGACAAGCTCTTGACCTGTATGGCTCAC